CAGGCAGTCGTGGACAGCCTTGCCGCCACAACCACGCTGACAAACCTAGAGCTTACCCAGCTAGCGGATTCTTATGTGAATGTGGGCGGCGCGGCATCACAGGCGGGCCTTAGCATTGACGATGTGAACGCCATTTTGATAACATTATCCGAAAATGGTTTAAAAGGCGGTGCTGCCGGGACTTCTTTGAATGCAATTCTTAAAAATCTGTCAACACCGACCGACAAGGCGGCTGACGCGCTGGCGGAACTTAATGTAGAGCTTTACGACAATCTCGGCGCAAGCAGGGATATGTTTGACATCTTGGCAGATTTGGAAGCGGCGCTTTCCACGCACACGGACGAGCAGCGGAACCGTTACGAAGCCATGATTTTCGACTCAGTCGCGCAAAAGGGCTGGAACATGATAGTCGGCGAGGGTATAGCCGAGGTAAGCGGGCTAAGCAGGGAACTTGCGGCCGCAAGTGAAAAATTCGATGGGGCAGGACAAGCCGCCGGACACGCCGCAACCGTCAATGACGGTTTTCAAGCACAGCTCAACAAAACAAAAGCATCGCTTGAGGGGGTAGGCATTTCAGTTGGCAATATTATTATGCCGATACTCCAGAAACTGGCCGAAAAAGTGCAGGGTGTCATTGAAAAGTTTTCCGGTCTGACAAGCGGGCAGCAGTCGGCCATCGTGGCCATCGGCGCGGTCGTTGCCGCCATCGCCCCCGCACTCATCATATTTGGAAAAATGGCACAAGGGGCAGCGGCAATGATAAAAGCATATCAAGTGCTAGCCAAAGCCAAGGCAACGATGGCGGCAAAACAGGCTATACTGACTGCCGCCACTAAAATAGCCACAGTCGCCCAGATGGCCTGGAATGCCGTGATGTCAATGAATCCGATAGCTTTAATAATCATAGCCATAATTGCTTTGGTTGCAGGCATTGTCGCTTTATATAAAAAATGCGATTGGTTCAGGGACGCAGTAAATGCTATCTGGGATGCAATAAAAAATGCTTTTTTTGCGGCTTTCGATGCAATAAAGAATTTTTTTACCGAGGCGCTTCCGGACGCATTCAAAAAAATCATCAATTTTTTCAAGGATAACTGGCAAGGGCTTTTACTATTGCTGGTTAATCCTTTCGCCGGGGCGTTTAAGCTGCTATATGACAATTGCGAAGGTTTCCGGAATTTCATTGATGATTTTGTCGCAAAAATAAAGGCGTTCTTCAAAAACCTCTGGGATGGGATAACAGGCATATTTAATGATGTCGGCCAATGGTTTTCTAGCCGCTTTAAAGAGGCTTGGGACGGAATCACAAAGGTTTTTACCGCAATTGGGCAATGGTTCAAGGCACGTTGGGGCGATGTCAAGGCGGCATTTTCTGATGTTGCTTCATGGTTTGGCGGCATATTCCAGAATGCCCTTGAAAAGATACAGGAATGCTTTGGGAACATAGTATTGTTTTTTACTGATTTATGGGAGCGGATAAAGAAGCTTTTTAGCATGAGCGGAGTCGAGATAGGACAGGCCGTAGGTGAAGCCTTTAAATCGGCGATGAATGCCGTCATCAACACAATTGAGGGAATTGTTAACAGATTTATAGGGATGATTAACGGTGTCATTAAAATCATTAACATGATCCCCGGCGTAAGCTTAGGCGACATAGGGAACGTATCTTTTCCAAGGCTTGCGCGAGGTGGCGTATTGAAGGAAGGCACGGCCATGGTTGCCGAGGCCGGGCCGGAACTGATAAGCATGGTGAACGGCAAGGCCGTGGTCACGCCGCTTACAGGGAACTCGGTCAACCGTCTGCCGGAAGATATGCCCGGCAATAGGGGCGGCGATTACAACCAGACGATAAACATCTCAAGCCCTAAGCCATTAAGCCCTCACGAGGTGGCAAGGCAGACAAAAATACAGACAAGGAATCTTGTATTGGCAGCCGCGAAAGGATGACAATGACGGACATTAAAGTGATATGCACAAACGATAAGGATATAAGCATTGCTTTTAGGTGGGACGTTTTTTCACCCTTTCATTTATTGGACATTGAGGGCATTTACGGAATTGAGAGCAATGTCGTCACAAGCGAGAACACCACGACTGACGGCTCGACTTTCCAAGGGGCGACTGCCATCCAGAGGAATATCATCCTTACTTTTGAAATGGACGAAAGCTATAAGCAAAACCGGGAAATATTATATCGCTGTTTTGCAATTAAAAGGCCCGGAACAATGGAATATGCAGAGAGCGGCGGCCGTAAAATGATTAATTATATTGTCGAAAGCATTATCCCCGGAAAAATTAAAGGTGTCATCCGGGATTATGCCGTGTCGCTGATTTGCCCATGCCCCTATTTTACCGATTTGACCGATGTCCGGGTGACTATGGCCTCATGGGTAAGCAATTTGACGTTCCCGGCATTTTTCCCGGAAGAGGGGATAGTCTTTGGGTATCGCCGCGCCGAGTTTGTCAAGGCAATAGAAAATGACAGCGGCATGGACGGAATCGGCATGACTACCGTTTTCTATGCCGATGATAAAGTGTCCAACCCTGCCATTTATCATGCCGAGTCGGGGCAGTTTATCAAGATTGGAAGCATGGAAAGCCCATTTATTTTAGGTGCTGGCCAATACGCAGTAATTAATACCCACACCGGGAATAAAAACATATTTTTGCTTGACGGCATAAGCAATGCCGACATTGAGAAGCTTACGGACAGATTTGGGGTCGTTGATTGGAACAAAGTTGTCAGCCGTTACGGCGTGTCAATCAACAGGTTTTTGGATGAGGATGCGGCATTCATTCAATTAATTGACGGCACGAACACAATCACATATGCGGCAGATGAAGGGATTGATAATTTGCTGGTGTCAATATATTACCGATTGTCATATTTGGGGGTGTAAAATGGAATTATTTATTTATGACCAGCAAATGGACAGGCTCGGAACGATTGACAATTTTTCATCGCTGACATGGACGAGAAAATATTATGAGTGTGGGGAAATGGAATTGCATTGCCCGGTAACGGAAGAAAACATAAGGCTTTTAAAGCCCGGCAATTTAGTTACTAAGCAAGACCGGAAAGAAGCGGCTGTAATCCGAGGCGACCAGATTATTGAAGAAAGCAGGGAATCAAACGCAATCATAATAAAAGGCTATTTTTTGCCGATTTACCTTAATGACCGGCTGACCGGCCCAATGGTAAATTTTAATGGAACAGCCGAGGAGGCTTTGAGGTTTATGTTAAAGAGGGTGTCTCCAATACCCATGATGGACATTGCCGAACCAATCGGCGATGCCGCAAAAATAAGGTTTCAGGCAACATATAAAAGCTTATTGGCGGTAATGTCAAAAATATGCCGGGCAGCAGAATTAGGCATGAAGGTGACGGCTGATTTTAGGAAAAAGAAAATGACATTCGAGTCATACAAAGGCGTGGACCGCTCATTTTCGCAGAATATAAATCCTAGGGTCATTTTTTCGGAAGCATATGAAAATCTGAATAATGCCAGATATACATATTCAGACCATGGCCTTGTCACAAAAGTAGTTGTCGGCGGAGCGGGGGAAGGCGAAGAAAGGGTTTTTGTGTCTGTTGGCGGCGGGGAGGGGTTTGGCTTAATAGAAAAATTTTATGATGCCCGGAATATCAGCAATGAAAACATGGAAGAAATCCAATATATTGAAGAATTAAAGGCAGCAGGACTAGAATATCTGTCAAAGCATTCAGCCATAGAAAATTTTGAGACAGAGGTGTCGCCGGACAAAAATTTTGTGTACCGGAAAGATTACGACCTTGGCGATGTCGTCACCATAAAAAAAGAAAAATGGGGCAAAGCAACATACGATTTGCGGATAACAGAAATATGCGAAGTATACGAAGGCAGCGGAATGTTTATAGTCCCTACGTTCGGTCATCCATTGCCAGTTTCGCTGGATTTTGACGAATAAAGGAAAGGAGTTTAGATGGCAGTAATAGGATATTACTACAATTCAGTAAACGGTGACAGGGCATATAACGGCCTGGACATGAATGTCAATAATGCGCCATTCTTCAAGGAAGGCGTTTCGTTAGGCCATCTTGGGGTCACCGCTGACGGCAGCAATATGAAAATTAAAGTTGATGGGGGGCCGCGTACTGGCTACGCTTTTTTAAATGAAAAAACAATCCATAATAATACCATCCTCGAACTTTCAGTTGGGCAGGCCCATGCGGTAATGACGAGGGTTGACCGTGTGATAATCCGTAATGATGAAGCGGCAAGACGGCCCAGCATAATAATAGTTTCTGGCCACTATTCGCAGATACCGTCACCGCCGCCGCTGACTAACGATGATGTCATACAAGAAAAATGTTTGGCAGAGATTACGGTCCGCCCCGGAGCAGTCAGGATTACTCAAGCCGACATAAAGGACACGCGCCACGATCCGGAATTATGCGGATTCATTGCTTCTAAATTTAATGATGTTGATTTTGGTTTTTTTGCAGGCCAGTTCAATGCTTGGGTTGGGGAATTTAAAACTAGGCATATTGACGAGATAGAAAACTGGACGGCCGCGCAAAAAGAAATCATATGCGGGGTAATGGATAATTTCCAGACAGATTTTCTGACATGGTTTAATGGCATCCGCGGCCAGCTTTCAGAAGATGCCGCCGGAAATTTATTTAATAACAAAGTGGACATTGTAGTTGCCGCTGATGACATCCCCATCAACATGAGGATGCCTAAAACCTTTTATTACGTAATCAAGCAGAAAGCAGTCATATTTGATGAAATTGTTTCCGTAAGCCCGAACATGGGATTGCGGATAGAGTAGGGGGCAGCCATGCAATATGAAAATTTTAAAGCGCGTGTCATTCTGCTGAATCCGGAAACTGGCGAGGCAATAGCTGAAGTAGACCCATATACCACTCCTTACGCTTTAATTTTCCCTGACGGCAAAAATTTAATCCAAGTAATAAATGAGATAGAATTGACTCCCGGGCCGCAAGGATTGCAAGGGCCACCGGGTGAGCAGGGCATACAAGGCCCGCAGGGGCAGCAGGGAATACAGGGCGAAAAGGGCGACCCATTCCGCATAGCAAAAATATATTCATCAATTAGGGCAATGGAAGCCGATTTTACTAATCCCGAAGTATGGTTTGGGCAATTCGTCCTTATAGAAGCCGATGTAAATGATCCGGATAATTCAAAAATTTTCATTAAAGGCAATGAAGGATTTGAGTTTGTTGCAGACTTGTCCGGCCCTCAAGGATTGCAAGGGCCGCCGGGTGAGCAGGGCATACAAGGCCCGCAGGGCGGGCAGGGAGAAAGGGGCCCTCAAGGATTGCAAGGACCGCCGGGGAATGCCGGGCTACAAGGGCTGCCCGGCAAAGATGGCGCGAAAGGCGATGCCGGGCCGCCGGGTGAGCGGGGCGTGGCTGGCCCTCAAGGGCCGCAAGGCGCAACCGGGCCGCAAGGGCCGCAAGGAACTCCGGGGGTTGCCGCAGACGCCATAAAGTTTGGGACGGCTTATGCCATTGCCGCCAACATAAGTTTGTTTTTTAAGAAAATGTAAAGGAGGCTTTCAATGTCAGCAATAACAGTAAATAAAATGCAGATCCAAGATGAAAAAGGGAACGTATATTTGCCGCATACAGCGGCCGAAATAGTCGCTTTTGACAAATCAGGCACAAAAATGGAAAGCGATAATATGCAAGATGGGTTAAAAGAGCTATATAATGCAATTTTAGAAGGTGGGCAGATGGATAAGCTGATGGAAGCCATAATAATTTGCACAAGCACCGACCCCGGGCAGCAGTCCGCAAGCGTGGAGTTATCTCAGCCGGGCCTGCCGCCAATCGTGCAAAACATGGTGGCCGGGCAAACTGCATTTTGCGTCATGGGGAAAAATGAGTACACGGTCGGCCTCGCTTCAGTTTTGGAAGCAGACAGGGAAAAAGTAATCGTGGGGTATGGGGAAATTAAAAAGATATCGGTATCTTCCAAGTCATGGCAGATGGTAAAGAGGGTGGTTACCATTGCCCTTATCCGGCAATTTGGAGTAACCAGCAATGCAACTAACACTACGGCAACTAATGTTGGCGAGATTATGGTCGATTTGTCAAGCATCCCCAATTACCAAAATCTTACGGTTGCAAAAAACATACAGGCAATCACAAGATTTGATAATTTTGTCGGCAACGGCAGATTGGCGGAGGCAGGGCCGGGCATATATAACATGAATTATGATTCATCGGCTGGTATTCTTACGGCATCTAACGCCCCGGCCAGGATTAATGCGGGCAATTATGGGACAGGCAGCACGATGAATGTGTATAGCGAGGTCATTGTGACAATCACGACATGGGAACTTGCCTAAGAAAGGAGCTTAACGGAATGAAAAAATTTGAATTAGGTGACGAGTTAAAAATCATCGAGACTGGCTTCATTGGGGTCGCGCAAGCTGTCTTGGAAAGCAGTCTTGTCCATGAAAAAACTAAGTATTATCTTGGGGCTGGCGAAATGGTGACTGGCTGGGTAAACGAAGAGGAATTAGAGTTTGTCAGCCGCCCAGAGCCAGAGCCGCCGGAGGATTTCGGTTTAAGCCCGGTCATGGAAGCATTGGAAGAAATAAAGGACGAGCTTGCACACATTGAAACAGAGGTAGGCGACATAAAGGATGCGGTCATGCCGTAGATGGTAAAAAATATGCTGATTTTAGAATTTATAATGAACCATTTAATGGAATGGCTATTTGCCGGGATAAGCACGGCCGCTTGTTTATGCCTTAGGATATTCACAAAAAGGCTCAATCTTTACCAGAAGCAGAACGCCGCCATCGCCGAGGGTGTTGTCGCGCTTCTAAGGGAAAACATCATCAGCAATTTTAACAAGTATAATGAGCGGGGGAATTGCCCCATTTATGCGAAAGAATCAATCCGGAAGGTATATAAGGCGTATTCCGATTTGGGCGGGAACGATGTTGCGAAGGATTTGTACAACAAAATTCTCGACATGGAAAGTTCGCCGTGAGGTGGTACATATGAAAAGAAAAGAAATCACGCTCACGAGCCGGGACTACGCCAAGTTAAGGGCGCGGGCTTACGGAAACAGGCCAAAGAAAAAGCGTTTAGAGACAAGCAAGATCTTAGTCGTCATTGTCCTGTTGTGGGCGATGGGAATGGTCACAATCTGTATTATCCAAGATAAACAGCAGGATATCGCTACTACGCTTATTGTATCAATAATAGCGGTCATTTTAAGTTATCTTATTTCGGCAAGGTTTGGGAAATACCACGAGGAAAAAAATAAGCGGGCAGAAGAAAGAGAGGAGTTTGGGAATGAAGATATCACAGAAAGGGATTGACTTGATTACGCAATTTGAGGGTTATCGCGGCGAAGCGTATCTTTGCCCTGCTAAAGTATGGACTATTGGATTCGGAACTACTAGATACCCAAGTGGTCAAAAAATAAAGCAAGGCGACAAATGTACCGTCAAGGAAGCGCAAGCATGGAAATCCCATGACTTGGCAAGGTTTGAAAGCCTGTGCCTGTCCGCCAGAGTAAGCGGCGTGATGGTAGATTATCTAGGCATTTACAATTGGATGCAAAACGAATTTGACGCGATGGTCTCTTTCGCATATAATGTCGGCTCGATTAACCAGCTGACGCAAAACGGCACTCGCTCCAAAGCTGTCATTGCGGACAAGCTCCCGGCGTACAACAAAGGCGGCGGCATAGTCCTTGCTGGGCTAGTCCGGCGCAGGGAAGCCGAAAGGGCATTATTCCTTTCCCCGGCTGATTCGCCCATGCAGGGCGGTAAAAACCCTTACGCTATGCCAAGCAGCACAATCCGCAAAGGAAGCCCAAAACAAGAAGTCATGTGGCTTCAATGGCAATTGAATGGCCTCGGATATCCCTTGGTGGTTGATGGCATCTGGGGGGCGAGGACTGATGACGCAGTTCTCACGTTCCAGAAAAACCACCGCCTTGTGGTCGATGGGCTTGTCGGGGCAAAGACGAAGGCGGCTTTGGCAGGATAAATTTATTAGTTTAATGGCTATGCTAAAAACTTCTCCCCTTAATAAAATCCCTGTCGCTGCTTATTGGGCGATGGGGATTTTCATATGAAAAAGAGCAGAAATAAATAGAAAAAAAATTAAAGAAAATTTAAAAAAAGTATTGACAACATACCACAAGTAGTATATAATTAGAATTAGAAAGGAGGTAGACAT